AACGGTTTTCAACTCATACAGGAGCTTCAAATGACCCGAGAAATGCTTGATGTACGGCAGCGTCGGGAACTTCTTAGGATGACACAGGAGCTTGTAGAGCTCCAGAAAGCACAATTCATGAAGGAAGGTGAATAAATGAAACGAGTAACAATCGACCCCGGACATGCTCCGGGAAATGTCAATAGAGGCCCTTCAGGGTATTATGAATATGCCGGGATGTGGAAATTGTCTAACTATCTAAAAAACGCGCTTACAAGATGCGGCATTGACGCAAGGCTCACAAGGACAGAAAAAGAAGACCCGAGCCTTGATGAGCGCGGAAAGCGTGCCAAAGGGAGCGACGTCTTCATCAGCGAACACTCTAACGCCGCCAACGGCATGGCTCGCGGAGTAGAATGCTTCTATTCTGTCCGCATCCCCCAAGACAAGATGTGGGCTGGAAAGCTTTCGGCAGCGGCCTCGAAGGTCATGGGAAATAACGACCGGGGAGCCAAAACAAAAGAATCAGAGACAACCAAGGGATATGATTATTACGGAGTCATCCGATCCGCTGTGGCTGCTGGCGTGCCTCATGTATTCCTGATTGAAAACGGGTTCCACGATAACACAGCGGATGAGGCATTCCTAAAAGTGGACGCCAACCTTGAAAGTATAGCCGAAGCTCAAGCGAGGGTCATTTGCGAGCTCCTCGGCGTGAAGTACATCGAAAAGGGTGCGACTCCTACAGAGCAGCTCTATAGGGTACGGAAAACCTGGGAAGATGCAAAGACTCAAGTCGGAGCCTTTAGAGTCCTTGAAAACGCCAAGGCGGAATGCGACAAGCATCCGGGATATAGCGTCTTTGATGAGAAGGGCCAGAAGGTGTACCCTCCTTCCTCACCTGTGCCGCAGCCGCCGAAGGAAGAGTCAAAGGAACAAGGGACTCTTATCATGGGAAAAGCAGAGGCGACAACGGCGCAGATGGTAGCCTGCGCACTGAAAGGAAATCAAAACCCCCTCCTCCCCTTCTGTACTATCGAGGAACTGGCAGAGATATTTGTCGAGGAGGCGGAGCTTGAAGGCGTGAGAGCAGATGTCGCCTGGGCTCAATCTCTCAAGGAAACAGGGTATTTCAAATATGGCGGCATCGTCCTTCCTGAACAAAACAATTACGCAGGCATTGGCGCGGTAAACGGAAACAGCCAGGGGCAGGCCGCAAGCTTTGAGAGCCCGAGGCTTGGAGTCAGGGCGCAAATACAACACCTGAAGGCGTATGCCAGCACAGAAGCATTAAAGCAGCCTTGTGTTGACCCTCGCTTTAACTTGGTCAAGAGAGGCTCTGCAATATATGTCGAGTGGCTGGGAGCCGGAGACAATCCCAACGGGGTTGGATGGGCATATCCAGGCAAAGGATACGGGGCCGACATCATCAAGATACTCAATGCTATAACAAAAGAGCCTGTTACCCCCTCTCCTCCCCAGGAAAAGCAGGACGATACTTCAAACCTTCCCCAGTGGCAGCGCGACGGCTTTGACAAGCTGGTTGCAGCGGGCGTCATTAAAAGCCCGGAATACTGGGCAACTAAGCTCAATGACACAATTACGGTCGGGGAGGTCTTCGGGATACTCGGCGGAATGTATAAATAGGATTCGGGAGGTCGAGATATGGACGCATTAGCGAGAGAACTCACGCTCGAACAGATTCCCGAGGGTCTTTACAGGGAGATAGCGGAAGCAATCGGCGTCGGGAATTTTGTCAAGCTTACACAGCTCGTCGGTGGTTCAACAATATATCTACCGAAGACTGAAAGCATCGTCCGCCCGGTCAGAGATGCGAAGATTAGAGAGGAGTTCAACGGATACAATCACATGGAGCTTGCTAAAAAGTACGATGTAACCGAGCGATGGGTACGGCAGCTATGCGGCGACGGCCACGCCGAAGGACAGCTTTCTCTCTTTGATTTTCAAGACCAGGGGGACAAAAAGGCCGTGTAATAGGAAATAATTCTCAGAAGTGCTACGCATATAAACTTCACAAGGACGAAGGTAAGATAAAACCATAGGAGCTACGCTCCTATGGTTTTATTATTCCCAATTTTGCAAAGGAGGAGTCAAGATGCAAACCATTCAGGCAATGGCAAGCGATCTCGTCGTCACCTTCGTCCTTGCTCTCATAGGTCTCCTTGCGGCGTATGCTACATACGGCATCCACAAGCTGACCGAGAAGGTCAAGGCGCAGACCGCGCAGCTTAAAGACGAGGAAGCGCGCCGTCTGCTCAACAATGCCCTTCAGGACGTTGAAGAACTGACGACTGTCACAGTGGCGGCTATTGAGCAGACCACTGCGAAGAGTCTCAGGGAGGCTGTCAAGGACGGCAAGGTCGACCGCTCTGAGCTTATCGCTCTGTCGAAACAAGCGGCAGATGAAATCTCGGCGGCGTTAAGGCCGGAGGCCCAAAAAATCATCGAAGAAAACCTCGGCAGCTTCAGGGATTACCTCTCCAAGCTCATTGAGGAGAAGGTGCTCGAACTGAAAGCGATGACCCAATAGGAGTGATGGTATGGAAGCAAGTCAAATTTTTATGTTCGTGCTCCAGACCATCACGACGCTTGTTATCGGGCTAATTGGTTGGGGTGTAAAGACCGCAATCAGCGACATGAAGGATGCAATCAAAAAAAACACGGTTGACATTGAGAAGGTCAAAACTGAGCTTTCTGAGCTCAAAAGCGACCTCCCTCTTGTCTATGTCTTGAGGGAGGACTTCATCAGAACGCTCAATAATGTCGACAAGCAGATGGGCGACATGAACATTAAGCTCGACAAAATACTGCACTACAAGGTAACAAAGGAGGGGTGACATCATGGATGAAATGAATGAGCTTGAGGTAAGCCGCAATAAGGCGATTCGCGGCTATATCATCAGGAGCCTCGTCAAGGGCCATCAAAACGCGCTGCTCATCCGACAGATAACGAACGCACTCGTTGCAGACGGAATGATTGTCTCCCCGGACATCAGCAAGCATCTCGATTATCTGAAGGAGGGCGGGTATATCACGTTTGTAGACCGCTCGGTCAACGCCTACAATGCCTACCGCAAGGATGCGGTGGTCAAGCTCACCAAGAAAGGGGTTGACCTTGTCGAGAATACAATCGAAGATCCGGGAGTTGATGTTTAATGGCTGAGAGAAGACGAACGAGAATCAGCTCAAAAATCACACAGCTCCCGGATGACATCAAGGAGCAGCTCGACGCATTACTCCTCGACACATCCAACAGTTATCAGGATATTGCGGCATGGCTCAAGTCGGAGGGTTACGACATCAGCAAAAGTGCGGTTGGGCGGTATGCTATCCGTGCGAATCAAGCGGCGCAGCGTGTCGCCGAGACCCTTGAACGGACAAAAGCAATCGCCGCAGCCGTCGAAAAAAACCCCGACATTGACTTTACAAAGGCGTCGAGGATGGTCTTAATGGACGGCTTAATACAGAGGGTATCAACGGCGGAGGAAGACTTTGCGGAAATGCCTCTTGACAAAGCCGGGCGGCTCATAGCCTCTCTTGCCCGTGTGGGAGTATATGAGCAGAAAGTCAAACGGGATTATAAAAGCAAGATGGAACTTGCTTTCGAGGCCCTTGAGGACGAGCTGACCAAGGCAATCAAAGCCGACCCGCAGCTCACAAAAGAGCTTCATGCAGTCCTCCAAAAGGCCCGGGAAAGGATACTGACAGATGATTAACCTCAAGGAGTACATTGCCAAGCTCGAAGAGCCGGAAGACCGCGAAGAGGTCGCAAGCAGGCAATATCAACGGGAGCTCTTCGAGAAATACGTGACACGGGAAGGCAAGCACCAGGACGAAAGAGCGCAGCTTCTGAAAGAGTATCAACAAGGAGCCGAGCTCACAGGCCCGAAGGGACTGAGAAAACGCCTTGGGGCTTTTGACCTTGAATATTTTGGCCGGGCATACCTCCCTCACTATTTTGTCAGAGAGTCCCCAAAGTTCCATGGGGAGCTTGATGGCATTTGGGAAGAGGGCGTAATGAAGGGCAAGAACGCAATCAGGGACGTGAAAGAAATCTCCCGGGCGCAAGGATGCCGGAGAGCGATTCTGGCTCCCCGTGGACATGCCAAGTCGACGACATTCACCTTCAAAGATACGCTTCACGCTTCGGCTTACGGATACAAGCATTACATCATTATCCTCTCGGACAGCTCCGAGCAGGCAGAAGGATTCCTCACCGACATCAAGACGGAATATGAGGAAAACGCAGCTCTCCGGGAAGACTTCGGGGATTTGCGGGGCAAGGTCTGGAAGGCCGGAGTCATTTTACTTTCAAACGGTGTAAAGATTGAGGCTATCGGCAGCGGCAAGAAAATCCGTGGACGGCGTCATAACCAATGGCGGCCCGACCTTATCAGTTGCGACGACCTCGAAAACGACGAGAATGTCAATACCCCGGAACAGCGGAAAAAGCTCCGCAACTGGTTTTACAAAGCTGTCTCGAAGGCGGGTGACACTTATACCGATATTGTCTACATCGGGACGCTCCTCCACTTCGACGCACTGCTCGCCAATGTTGCGAAGAATCCGCAGTATAAGACGGTCAAGTATAGGGGCGTCATCAGTTTTGCAAAGAATGAAGAGCTTTGGTCGGTATGGGAGGCAATCTACACTGACCTTAACAACGACAACAGACAAGAGGACGCAAAGGCATTCTTTGAGGCGAATCGCGAGGCAATGCTCGAAGGGACAGAGGTCTTGTGGGAAGCCAAGCTCAGTTATTACGACCTTATGGTCATCCGGGTATCTGAAGGTGAGAGCAGCTTCAACAGTGAAATCCAGAACGACCCTATCGACCCTGAAAGCTGTGCTTTTAATGAGGAATGGTTCAGCTACTACAAAGACGACGAAGTTGACTTTTCGGATAACCGTTTCCTCTTTGTTGGAGCAAACGACCCATCCCTCGGCAAGAACAAGAAGAGCGACACATCGGCAATTATCGCCCTCGCGAAGGACACCCGCACAGGTTATATGTATGTGGTTGTCGCATCCATTGAGAAACGCAAGCCTGATGTTATCATCGAGGATGCAATCGAGACATCAAAGCGGCTTCGCAGGGACTATAAAAAACCATTTACCAAGTTCCGGGTTGAAACGGTACAGTTCCAGCACTTTTTTAAGGACGTCATGGCACAGCGCAGTGCGGAGGCCGGAGAGTATCTCCCGATAGAGGAAGTCAACAACGTACAAAACAAAGACCTGAGAATTCAGTCTTTACAGCCGTTCGTCAAGAACGGATATATCAAATTTAATGAGAAGCACAAGACCCTCCTTCAGCAGATGAAGGAGTACCCAATGGGCAAGAACGACGACGGGCCGGACGCTCTTGAGATGGCTGTGAGGGCCGCCCTTGAGCTGAAGGTTGGAACAAAAGTCGATTACAAGTCCGTTATCAGCCGGGCTCTTAAATTCAGAAACGGATCGTATTAAGGAGGTGAGACGGATTGAGTAATAACAGACAAAAGCGGCAGCCGAAAACAACAGCCCTGAGAAGGCCAGACCTTACAGAAATAGCAGTCGCGCAGGTACAAGACAAATATTCGGACTATCCAAGCAACGGCCTCACACCAGTCAAGCTGGCAACCATCTTCAAAGAGGCGGACGCCGGGGATGTCCTCCGGCAGATGGAACTCTTCGAGGAGATGGAGGAAAAAGACCCGCATCTCTTCTCCCAGCTTCAGACCCGCAAAAATGCCGTTACTGGCCTCGACTTTGAAATCATCCCTTTTGATGCGGATAATGAGCGCGATAAGGAAATTGCCGAGTTCGTGGCGCAGGAAATTGAGAGCATCGAAAACTTTGAGGATGTGGAGATGGACTTGCTTGATGCAATCGGCAAAGGCTTCGCGGTCTCAGAAATTATGTGGGACTATGATGATGGCCGGGTTGTTGTCAAGAAAATCAAGAACAGGCATCAGAAGCGTTTCTTTTGGGACGCGGAGGACAATTTCAGGGTCGTCACCAAGGAATACCCGAGCGGCATTATCGTACCCGAGAACAAGTTTATAGTTCACCGCTACAAGGCCCGCAGTGGACATCCGTCAAGGGCTGGCGTTCTGAGGGTCGTTGCGTGGATGTACCTCTTCAAAAACTACGACTTGAAGGATTGGGTCAGCTTTTGCGAGGTCTTCGGGATGCCGCTAAGGCTCGGCAAGTACGCCCAGGGCTCAAGCGAGGAAGACAAAGCCGCTCTCATGCGAGCCCTTATACAGATTGGCTCCGATGCGGCGGGCATTATTCCGGACGGGACGGAAATCGAATTCAAGGAGTCCAGCAAGTCATCGAGCCTCGATATATATGAGCGACTCGCCCGGTACTGTGACGAGCAGATGTCAAAGGCAATCCTCGGACAGACGCTCACCAGTGACTCCGGGGGCGGCAGCTATGCACAAAGTAAGACGCACAACGAAGTCCGTCACGACCTAACGGTTGCGGACTGCAAGGCTCTTGCCGCTACGCTCAGACGCGATCTTATCCGTCCCCTCGTCCTCTTTAACTTTGGCGAAAACAGGCGTATCCCATACATCCGCTTTGATTGTGAGGAGGCCGACGACCTCAAGGAAACAGTCGACATCTATGAGAAGCTGATTTGCAACATCGGCCTCAAAGTCCCGACCGCTCATCTATACAAGAAATTCTCCATCCCGAAGCCGGAAAACGGCGAGGAAGTGGCGACACCGAGCCAGGGCTCAGCCCTACCCATCCCGATGAAGGAGCAGGCGGCGGAAGTAGTCGTCAATGACGCAACGGTAGCAGGGGCCGCCAAGGATGAGACCAAGAGAGAGGCATCCGGGGAGCTGGGTACGCAGCAGCGCATCGATAATCTTGCGACGGCGGCAACAAAACAGAGTTCGGGCCTGTTTAAGAAGCTATTCGCCCCCGTTCTCAGAATGCTTGACAAAGCTGAAGACCTTGAAGCTGTCAGGAAGCTCTTTGAAAATGAGCAGTTAGTTGAGCAGCTCGCAGGAGAAATGGATGTCAGCGACATTGAGGAACTCCTTCAAAAGGCGATGCTATTGGCAGACCTTGAGGGGCGGGTGATACGGGATGAATGAAGTCGAGAGCGTAATCTCCCGGAACAAAGAGATAACCTTTGAGGAGGCGGTCGAATACTTCGGGGGTAAAATCCCCGTCACCGCTAAGCAGTTCTATGAAATCGCGGCGGAATATCAATCCCTCGCTTTCACTGTCTCGGGTTATACAAAAGTTCAAGTCCTCAAGAAATTTCATGACGAGCTCCTCCGGGCGATTAGAGAAGGAGAAACGATGCAAAGCTTCCGGGACAGGATGAACGAGTTCCTTGAGGCCCAAGGATATGAAGGAGTTACAAATTTTCAGGCGGACAACATCTTTCGGACAAACGTGCAAACGGCCTATCAGGTTGGGCACTACCGACAGATGACTGACCCGGATGTCCTGAAGCTCCGGCCCTACTGGATGTATGATGCCGTTAACGATTCGCACACTCGCCCCTCACACCTTGCAATGGACGGGAGAGTTTTCCCGGCAGATTCGCCAGTATGGGATATATGGTATCCACCGAACGGCTTCCGCTGCCGCTGCACCGTGCGCTCACTTTCTAAGAGACAGGTCGAACAGCGGGGGTTAAAGGTGGAGACGGAGGTTCCGAAGGCAGCGGAGCTCCGGGACGGACGCTTTGTAAACATCCTCCCCGACCCGAGCTTCTCAACGAATCCCGCGAAGGTACAGTTTACGCCCGACTTCAAAGGATACCCGGAGACCTTGAAAAAGGTCTTTGAGAGGAGGGAAAAAACCAAAGGTAAATAATGAGCGTTTAAAGGCTCAAATTTAATAGTTTATCCATTGGTAAGGAAATATACCTTAAAGAAAAGTAACGGGCGTTATAACGCGTGCTAACGGGGTTAAAAGCGATTCTAAAATGCAAGGTGAAGCGAGGTGAGCAAATGGCAAAATTATTTGTTTGTAGCGGTGGTCAATCAGAAGTAAACGGAGCACCCGAGAAGGTGAGGCTTCTCCCCCTTGGACACGTCAAGAGCCAAAAGGGCGACTTCGACGTCGACGAGGAAAGCTTCCGTTTGATGAAGCAGACGTTTCTCGAACGGGGCATCGACATTGTGATTGACTATGAGCATCAGACGCTCAAGGATGTACAGGCTCCGGCGGGCGGGTGGATTAAAGACCTATCCATCGAGGACGGAGCAATTGTGGCTAAAGTGGAATGGACTCCGCAGGGAAAGAAGTATCTCGAAAACCGTGAATACCGATATCTCTCGCCTGTTGTCCTTGTCCGCAAGTCGGATAACAAGGCAATAGTCCTACACTCAGTAGCATTGACGAACACACCCGCCATTGACGGGATGTTCCCGATAATTAATTCCATCAAATTTGATGATTATGAAGGAGGTAACGACATGGACATTTTGAAGAAGTTCGCAGCTCTGCTCGGACTCGGTGAGGATGCAACCGAAGAGCAGGTCACGGAGGCCCTCAAGGCCGCTGTTGCAGATGCCAAGAAATTCAAGGAGGGCATGGAAAACAAAAATACTGAAGGCGGTTCCGAGGTTGAAGAAAAGGTTGTCTCAAACAAGGTGATTTGCGAAATGCTTGGTCTAAAAGCCGGAGCCAAAACCGAGGACGTGGCCGCCGCAATCCTGGCCCTCAAGAACGAAAAGCCAGAGGGCATGGTCTCTGAGAAAGAGTTCAAAGAACTCAAAGACAAAATTGCCCGCCGTGAAGCAGAAGACGCTGTGCTCATGGCCCTTAAGGCCGGAAAACTGACTCCCGCTCAAAAGGATTGGGCAACGCAGTATGCTCTCAAAGACCCGGAGGGGTTCAGGGCGTTCGTTGACAAGGCCCCACAGAGCGTCCCGATGGGAGAGCTCGACATCGAAACCAAAACAAACAAAGAGGATACCTTCGACGAGGCAACGCTGCTCATCTGCAAGCAGCTTGGCGTAAGCGAGGAAGACCTCAAGAAATACGGAAAGGACGTGAAATAAGATGGCAGCACTCACAGCAGGAAGAAACACGCCGGAGCTCGCTGAAGGCGGGAAGATTATCGTGCTCCCGGTAGCGGCAAATACAGTTATTTTTGATGGCAGCCTTGTTGCACTTGACGAAAACGGAAACGCCCAGCCCGCAGCTAAGGAAACCGGCCTCACAGCGGCGGGACGCGCTGAAGAATACGTCGACAACACGGGCGGAGCAGCCGGAGACAAGACCATCAGGGTCAGAAGAGGTGTCTTTGTATGGGACAATACCTCAGTGGCGGCCAACAAGGTAAAACCTGAACACATCCTCAAAGACTGCTATATTGAGGATGACTGCACCGTCACCGCATTGTCGGATGGAAGCTCACGGGCAGGCAAAGTAATCGCAGTAACAGACGACGGCGTTGCCGTCGAGACCCTATAACAGGGAGAAAAGGAGGATTAAAGCACTATGATAGTTAACCAGCAATCGCTCCGGGGCATTTTTACCGGGTTCAAGACCATCTTTAACAAAGCTTTTGAAGAGACAAAACCCCTCTATGACAGGGTAGCGACGGTCGTCCCTTCCGTTACAGGTGAAGAGAATTACAAATGGCTCGGCACTATCCCTATGATGAGGGAATGGATTGGAGATCGTCAGATTAAGTCTTTGACAGCGTCCGATTACACCATTAAAAATAAGGACTTCGAGGTCACGGTCGGCGTTTCCCGCAACGACATCGAGGATGACCGCATCGGGCTCTATACTCCAGCGATTCAATCCCTCGGACAGAGTGCGGCTCTTCATCCCGACGAGCTTGTCTTCGCGCTGCTCCCGGGCGGATTCACCAACAAATGCTATGACGGGCAGCCGTTTTTCTCGGACGCCCACAAGGTCGGTAAAAAGACTTTCAGCAACAAGGGTACGGCCAAGCTTTCGCCGGAATCCTATGCAGCGGCAAGGGCAGCAATCATGTCGATAACCGACGAGCACGGCAAGCCGCTCAAGATTGTCCCCGACCTGCTTGTGGTCGGCCCGGCTTTAGAGACCGAGGGAAGAAAAATTCTCCTCGCTGACCAGATTGAAGGCACAACGAACATCCTGAAGGGAACAGCGGAGCTGTTGGTTGTCCCTGACCTGGCCGGATATGATACGATGTGGTTCCTGCTTTGCACCAAGAAACCCATCAAGCCGCTAATCTACCAAGAGAGACAAAAGGCGAAGTTTGTAAGCCTGACCAACGAGACCGACGAGAATGTTTTCATGAGAAAAGAGTTCCTCTATGGAGCCGATTCTCGCGGAAATTCCGGGTATGCCTTCTGGCAAATGGCCTACGGCAGCGACGGCTCGGCAGCGTAAAGGAGTGAGTCGGCGTGGCATATTGCGACATCGCAGAAGTCCGCTCCATGATTAAGGATGACGCTCTCAACACCATCATCGGCAGCGACTACATAGAAGACGAGGCCGAACGCGAGGCAAAAATCATCCCTATTATTGAAGCGGCAATCGCGGATGCTGGGGCGGAGATTGACGGATACCTTGCCAAGAGGTACACGCTCCCCCTCTCCCCTGTCCCGCAGGTTATCAAGAAGTTTGCAAAGGACATCGCCGTCTATAACCTATATTCCCGCATCGGCATCGACGAGAACGACCGTGAAAAGAACTACCTAAATCGATACAAGGCGGCTATTCGGTTCTTTGAATTGCTGGCGGAGGGAAAAGTCGAAATCGGAGCCGTCGACACCACCACTGCAGCGCGAACGGGCTTCTCTGTCGCATCAAGTCCGCGTCTCTTCTCACGGGACAGCCTGAAGGGGATGTAAATGTACAGCATAAGACTTGACGGCGACACAAGAAGGCTGATGAAAAGGCTCCGACAGCTCGCGGACATCGACAAAAAAGGCATCAACGCCGCTATTGCCGAGGCTGTCCGCGAGTCGACCGTAGAACGGTTCCGAACGGAAAAAGGCCCGGACGGGAAGAAGTGGAAACAGTCCATCAGGGCGGTACAGGAAGGCGGCGTCACGCTTGTTGAAACCGCAGGACTCAAGAATTCCATCAAGTCGAAGTCCGATGCCTCCGGGTTCGCGGTCGGTACGAACAAAATATATGCGTCAACGCACCAGTTCGGAGCCAAAAACCGAAGAATCACCATCCGGGCCAAGACCTCGAAGGGTCTTGTCTTCCAAGTGGGTGGCCGCTGGATTCGGAAGAAACAAGTTACTGTCAGAATCAACATCCCGGCCCGCCCCTTCCTTGGTCTGAGCGATGATGATATGCAAGAAATCAAGGGCACTCTTGAGGATTACTTCAGGGAGGATTAGAAATGTTTACGGAATGCAGGGAGCATCTTATCGAAAAATTGAAGGAAGCAGGAATCCGTTCAAGACCCTACACAAGCATGAAAAAACTCCGTGCGTCCCAGGAGGCCCACGTTGGGGCCGTACTCTTCGAGGAGGAAACCTTCGACCGAAGCGGCGCAAAAACCATATACAGAGACCAAACAGGCGCGCAGCATAAGAGGCGTAAGGTTTTCTCCCGAGAGACGACCTTCAGCGTGATAATCGGAGACCCTGACCCTAAACGGACGGAGGAAATCTTTGAGGCGTTTCTCGGGGCTCTTGATAAGGGCATCTACATTGATGGGAACTATACCCCGATTGAGGTCTCAGAGGCGGAGTGGGTTGACGAGGATGACAGCATCTTGAAGTCAAAAGTCGCCGTCAATGTCAAAATCAAATTCATGGGCGGCGTTTATAAGGATACGGACTTCGCAAAACTCACGGAG